GACGACAAGGGAAGCGGCAGAGCGGATGGAAGAAGCTGTAACCTTATTTTTTTGTAAAGCCGTCTATCAGTTTTCTGATGGCGGCTTTTTCGTCGTCCTCCATAAACCAATATGCCTTAATAATCCGCTTAATCAGATCATCATCAGACATGTGGATCTGCTCCATGACTTCGAGGAACTCCTCGTCCTCGTCCCTCTGGATATGGGGCTCTCCTTCTCCGGTACGCAGCCAGAGCTCGGAGATGTTAAATTCACGGCAGATGTCGGCAATGGTGCGATCGCTAGGAATGCAGTTTGGATCTTTTCCTAATTTGGAAATGTATGCTGGAGTAACGTTAATTTTACGGGCAAAATCACTTTTGTTTCCGCCCTTTTCTTCAACCACTTCCATAATTCGCTCAGCTATGGTTTTCACTATTTACACCTCCTACTCTGTACAACGAAGTATATCATGGAGATAATCAAAATGCAAGAGAAAAATTCAACTGGGTTGAAATAAATGCTTGACATTTAAACTTGGTTGATATATTATTGTACCAGGTTGAAAGCTTGTCAGGAGGTGAAACTATGCATGTGAATTTGGAAAACCTGGCCGATGCCCAGAGTATTGCCGACAACCTGGCCCTTCTCCCCAAAGAAGCGCTCCTCTATATCGCTGGATATGCTGAGGGGCGGCGGGACAGGCCCGCACGGAAACGCAAGAAGAAAGATAGCACCAATGGAGAAAAAGAAGCCCGCCCCTGACGGGGCGGAAATAAGGAAGTGGATGAGAAGAATGAATGATTTCGTCGAGAGAGCCAATGAAGCAATCTCAAATATGGCGGCGCAACCGCACAAGTGCGGAGATCTGGTGAGCATATATATCCCGGTTCCGCATGGGTTGGAAATCGGGAACAGCTACGAGGGAATCGACTTGGACAATGTCCGAGTTACTCCAGTAAGCGACGGAGTAGCCAGAGGTGCAGATGGGAAATTACTTTTTGATGCAAGCAAAATTGGCGCTGATTTGTACCTTGTGGAAGGGAATATGAAAAGGTAAAACCGCCCTGCGCGGAAACGCAGAACGGCGTTACAAAGTCACTTGCTCCCTAGTTTTTGGCTCCAATCGGAACCACGTTCCATCGTGTAAAATGGCTTTCCGTTTTCGGGGAAGTAACCAACGGACACTACCACATATCCTTCTTCCTCAAAGCGGACACGCTCCTCGTCTGAGGTGCATGTAATTTTCTCAACCAAGCGTTTCACCTCCCTTCGCCACATTCTACCACGGCAAAGAGAGAAGCACAACAAAAAGCCCGCCCCTGACGGGGCGGAGAAGGAGGGAATATAATGATCGAGTCCAAGCATGTAATAATCAATCACCTCAACAGGTGGGTGGAATCATATGACATCGTAAAAGAATGGGATTCCGACGGACATATCATCCGACAGGAAGTGGTTAATTATCGGCGCGAATGGACCTAATCACGAATCCAGCCCCGGAGTCACGAGGGAAAAATAAGCGCCCCGGCCAGTGTTGCACCACCGACCAGGGCATGACACCACGTAAGCATGCTACGAGGTATCGGAGACAGTATATCACATCCTCCGGCCTCTGGCAAGATTGGAGGATTTTTTATGACTAAAGATGGACAGCTCAACGAGAGCAGTACGAAGCGGGAGATTGAGAACCGCTTCAGCAATGCGCGCCGCGTCATGGACGACCTATGCCGGGCCTATTACGGGATGACCTGGGACGAGCATGAGCGGTTACATGGCGAAAGGAGGGAGGATAGCCATGAGGCCAAGAACGAGAGAGCGGCCACCGGTTCCAACGGACAACGAGATACTAGCGTATGACAATGTTCCCTTGGACGTTGCGGCCCGATATCTGGACTGGCCCGAACAAACGGTAAGGCTGGCGCTCAGAGAAGGCCGGGCAACCTTCGGGATTGCGGTCAAGGACAAGGCGCTTACATACAAGATCAGCCCCGGAGGGCTGGTCAAGTACAAACGGGAGGGCGTACCGTGCTTTGACTACGAAACCATCGTACACATGATACGGACTGCGGTGGCGAGCACCATTCAAAGCGAAATGAGCGATTTCAAGACAGAACTTTTCAACTAATGAAAGAGAGTGAAAAAATTATGGGAGCACAAACCGAGCGCGACAGGCGCGCAAAAGCATACAGCTACCGGGTCTACCGCCGCCGGGTACAGCAGGCGCAGGCGGTGGCACAGCGGGTGCAACTGGCGGTGGTTGCCGGAGCGGCGCTGGTGCTGGCTATTCTGGTGGCGGTCAGCCTATGAAGAAACAACTGATCGTGACCATTGCATATCTCTTTCTGCTGCTGGCGCTGGTTGCACTAGTTGAAATCATCTGGAACCATGAGCCGGAGCAGCCAGCCATTGAGACCCCGGCGGCAACCACCACCCCGTCCCCCACGCCCACCGGCCCGCTCACCATCCAGATCACCGGACTGGAGGGCGCGGAGAGCATCGACGATGTGTGGGCGGTCATAGAAATCCCACATTGAGGAGGGAGCAAAATGGACTTAAAAAAGATTTTGGACGAGCATCTCCTTTGGCTGAATGGAGAGGGCGGCAGCCGTGCCGACCTGCGCAATGCCGACCTGAGCAATGCCGACCTGTTCGGTGCCAACCTGCGCGGTGCCAACCTGTTCGGTGCCAACCTGCGCGGTGCCGACCTGCGCAATGCCGACCTGAGCAATGCCAACCTGAGCAATGCCAACCTGTTCGGTGCCTACCTGCGCGGTGCCAACCTGAGCAATGCCGACCTGAGCAATGCCGACCTGAGCAATGCCAACCTGTTCGGTGCCAACCTGCGCGGTGCCAACCTGTTCGGTGCCAACCTGCGCGGTGCCAACCTGCGCGATGCCAACCTGCGCGGTGCCAACCTGTTCGGTGCCAACCTGCGCGGTGCCGACCTGCGCGGTGCCAACCTGCGCGATGCCGACCTGTTCGGTGCCAACCTGCGCAATGCCGACCTGCGCGGTGCCGACCTGTTCGGTGCCGACCTGCGCGATGCCAACCTGCGCGGTGCCAACCTGCGCGGTGCCGACCTGTTCGGTGCCAACCTGCGCAATGCCGACCTGTGCCGTGCCGACCTGTGCGGGGCATCTATAGATCAAATGATGTGGAATATTTATACGGTGTTCTATCCGTTGCAATGTCCGGAATCCGGCTCTTATATCGGCTATAAAAAGGCAAGTGGCCTTGTTGTGGAGTTGGAAATCCCCGCAGATGCACGCCGGTCCTCCGCTACTAGCCGAAAATGCCGCGCCAGTAAGGCCAAGGTATTGAGTATCACAGATATCAACGGAAATCCTGCTGGCGGCCAGGTAAAGAGCAATTATGATCCGAACTTTGTTTATGCCATAGGCGAAACCGTTGAGGTGACTGATTTCGACGATAACCGATGGAACGAGTGCTCCACTGGCATTCATCACTTTATTACACGGGCGGAGGCCGTTATTTACGAATAAAAAGCGCCGCTCCCCGGTGTGCGAGACCGGAGGGCGGCAAGAGAAAGAACATCTGCCCTTATTTTAGGGCACGAAGGAGGGAAAGTCAATGCTGAATACCACAAATATTTCCGCCCTGCTGCGCTGGGCAATGGAGAATATCGGCTATCCAATCGACGAGATTAACGCCCTGGACGGGACAGTACATATCCGTCTGTCAGATGGCCGAACCGGATTTCTTTATATGGGCGAGGATGGCTGCCCGCGGGCGGTGCTTCCGGCGATTGCCTGATATGGAGTGGTGGCTTCCGTTTTCACCATACCGGGATATGCAACAGGATCCAACCGCAGGGAATTGCCCAAATTGCGGAGCAGAACTTTACCAAAACGAAGAAATGTGCCAGAAATGTAAGGAGGAACAAAATGACACTGTATGAAATTGACCAGGCGATTCAAGGTCTGGTAGACCCGGAGACAGGGGAACTAATGGACTATGAGGCGTTTGCTGCGCTCCAGATGGATCGGGACGCTAAGATTGAGAATATGGCCCTTTGGTACAAGGATTTGATGGCCGACGCCAAGGCAATCAAGGAGGAGGCAGACACGCTCAATGAGCGCAGAAAGGCCCTGGAGAACAAGGCGGAACGGCTGAAATCCTATCTGTCCCTTGCATTAGACGGCGAGAAGTTCCAGACGGCCAGGTGCTCCGTCACTTTCCGCAAAACCTCGTCCATTCAGGTGTCCAATCCGGAGGCCCTGATCCGCTGGCTGGAGCAGAACGGCTATGATGCGGAGTGCGTCAAGTACAAGGAACCAGAGGTCAGCAAGACTGGCATTGGCAAGCTCATTAAGGAGGGCGTGCCCGTTCCATATGCCTCGATTGAGCAAGGCCGCAGTGTGGGGGTGAAGTGATGGACAAGTTCCGTCTGCTGGAGGCTTCCGACATTGAGGTGAAGGTCAAGCAGGTCAAAAAGAATGGGGCGGTTCTCCTGCTTTATAAGACGGCCAGGACGGATATGGATATCCTGGATGAGACGGTTGGCTCTGAAAACTGGACGAACGATTACCGGGAAATCAAAGGGAACCTGTATTGTGGGATTGCTATCCGTGAGGGAGACGCCTGGACGTGGAAGTGGGACTGTGGAATAGAGTCCAGGGAGGACGGCGAGGGCAACGAGAAAAAGGGAGAGGCAAGCGACGCATTCAAACGTGCTGGTTTCCGATGGGGCATCGGCAGAGAGCTCTATACCGCACCGTTTATTTGGGTACCCTCCGAGAAAATGAACATCCTGGAATCCAATGGGAAGTTTCGTACCTTCGACACCTTCTCGGTTGAGAAAATTGCTTATGGTGACAACCGTAGGATTTCTGGTTTATCTATCCTGAACAACCGGACAGGAAAGCGGGCGTTTGTATGGGCTATGAGCTGATAAACGAGATCGGCGCAAAGTCCGCACTCCTGGATAAGGCGATCGGGCAGCTCGGAGCCCGCGGCAGGGCATATGCGCAGGCGGAACGCGATTACAGGGTAGCCCTTCGAAAAGCTGTGTTGGAAGCCAGGGCGGAGGGCACGCCTGTAACCATTATCTCTGATATTTGCCGTGGTGACGCGGAGATCGCCCGGCTGCGCCTGGAAAGAGATATTGCGCAGACAGTGTACGAATCCGCACGGGAGGCCATACAGGGCTACAAGCTGCAAATTCGCATCCTGGACGCACAGTTAGAAAGGGAGTGGGCGCGTGCATCGAGAGACTAAGGCCACCGCCATATCCGCCGCAACCAAAAAGGCCGTATGGGAGCGGGACTTTGGGCGGTGCGTACTCTGCGGCTCCATCAACGCAGGGCCACACTGTCATTACATACGGCGGAGTCAGGGCGGTCTTGGGATTCCAGAGAACATTTGGACAGGCTGCCAGCGGTGCCATGCGGCATTTGACAACGAGGGGGCGGATGGTCTGCTTCATAAACACATGCAGGATTACCTCCGCACTTTATACCCAGGATGGGATGAATCAAAACTGATATACAAGAAAGAAGGGCCAAAATGCTAAATAGGGTTGTGATCCAGGGCCGCATTGGAAAGGACATCGAACTGCGTCACACGCAGTCCGGTGTCTCGGTGGTCAGTTTCTCCATCGCGGTTGACCGGGATTTTAAAGACAAGGCCACTGGCGAAAAAACCACCGATTGGGTTAATGTGACCGCATGGCGCTCCACGGCGGAGTTTGTAAGCAAATATTTTTCCAAGGGCCGCATGGCTGTGGTAGACGGCAGATTGCAAACCAACATCTGGACAGACAAGGACGGGAACAAGCGGTCGAGCCTGGAGGTTGTGGCTGATAGTGTGTACTTTGGCGACAGCCGGAAGTCGGAGGGGAACGCACCAGAGTCTGAATTTCCAGAACAGAATGGGCAGGAGTTCTCGGAGGTGGACGACGACGGAGAGCTCCCGTTCTAGGGCGGTGATGGGTTGACTTACATTGATTACCTTAATGAGTTCAACCGTTGGATCGAAAACAACCACTTGACGCTTCCGGCGCAGGTCTTGTACTTCAGGCTGCTGAACGTATTTAACCGGGCTGGGTGGCCTGAGTGGGTTCCAGTAGACACCATTCGGTTGCAGGTAATGACAAATGGATTGTCAAAGCCATCCGCTTACAGAGCGAGGGACGAGCTTGTAAAGGCTGGATTTATCCGATACCAGCAAGGGAAAAAAGGGGCCCCGAGCCGCTATTCCCTATCGGAACAATCAAATTCTGGTATTGATTCTTTACAGGAAACGTTACATAAACCTTTACAGTTTCCTTTACAGAATCCTTTACAAGAAACTTTACCCATATATAAGACTAAGACTAAGACAAAAGAAAAGACTCCTACGGAGTCAAAAAGAAAAGTGTTTGTTCCTCCCACGGTGGACGAGGTGAGAGAATACTGCCTTGCACGCAAAAACGGCATAGACCCGCAGGAGTTTGTGGACTACTACGCGGCCAGAGGGTGGATGCTGGGGAAGGCCAAAATGAAAGACTGGAAAGCTGCTGTGCGGACGTGGGAGAAGCGCAGGAAGGGGGGGAACCATGACCAGCCAGAGCGATATTTCACTGCTGCTGACATTCCGGGCAGAAATGATTGACCCATCCCTGCCGACAGGACTTTGGTGGTGCGCTACGCCGGAGGACGCGGCGGCGGTTGGTATTAACGCCGTGTGCAAGAACAGATACGCGGCTTGGGAGGACTTAGCTGCCTGCACGGAGTTTATCACCCAGTTCTGCTATGTGTTCGTCGCAACACCAAACGATGCAGACCGGGAAGAGATTGTAGGCCAGCTCCAGAAGTGGGTGCCGGTCACTATCCTTGTGGCGGATAAGGCGGCGTTTCGCGGGAATGAATCAGTGGTCGAACTGCTGGACAATGCTGGCCCAAAGGCGGTAGAAAGCCTTTTGTTTGGCGCTTTGGATGTGCCGAGGCCGGGGCTGATTGACCTGTCGCAAGTGGAGATGGACGCGCCCATTTCGCAAAACCGCATGATGTCCGGGCTGGTGCCGCTGGACTACTGCACCGGCGGATTCCGGGGAGGCGAATTGTCAGTATGGACAGGCAGGCGCGGCGAAGGGAAATCGACGCTTCTCGGGCAGATGCTCGTGGAATCAATCAACCAGAACCGAACTGTATGTGCCTATTCCGGGGAGCTCCCGGCGAGGCAGTTCAAACGGTTTGTGCTGCCGCAGATCGCAGGGCCGAGGAATCTTGTAGAGCAGCCAGACCCCAGAACGGGGCGGATGGAGTACGCGCCGTCAAAAGAAGCTGTTCGGGCGATTGACCAATGGCTGGAAGGGAGCTTTCTCCTGACCGATTTGCGACAGTCAAATGCCCATGACGAGGACAACATACTGCGCCTGTTTGAGTATGCCTACCGCCGATACGGGTGTTCGGTGTACTTGGTGGACAACATCATGACCGCAAGTCTGAAGGGAGAAGTGGAGCTTGGTCATTATGGGGCCCAGAAAGCTTTTACGCAGAGACTCAGCGCCTTCGCAAAACGCCACGATGTACATGTGCATCTGGTGGCCCATCCCAGGAAGGCTGGAGAGGAGCGGGGACTGACAGCAGACGACGTTGCGGGGGCGGCGGAGATTACCAACCTCGCTGACAATGTTTTTTCTGTTGAGCGGGCAAAAGAATCTGACGAAGTTGACTCCAGGATCAGGATTATCAAGGCCAGAGAGACCGGCAGCCGCGAGGTAATCCCGTTGATGTTCGACACCAAATCACGGAGATACTACGACGCGGGAGGAAACCCGACAAAGAGATATAGTTGGGAGGCAGCCAGAGATGGACATGGATAAGGCGATAGGCATAGCGGCGGAAGAGGCCATGCGTCATATGAAAATCGGTATTTTTGCGTTGGACGGAGGCGGAGTAGAATTGGCGAAGGGGCATTTCGAGGTGGCCTATGCGCTGTTTGCCCTAGTGTTGGAGCGGAACGATGGAGAAAATCACGTTTAACATACCATACCCGCCCACGAAGAAGGGCAAGTCGGCCTTCTGCCGCCGGTTTGGGCTGAACGCCTACTACTCCGGCAAGCACTGGGCGCAGCGGAAGAAGGACGCCGACGAGCTCCATGCGCTGACCCTGGTCGCGCTGAAACAGGCCCGTGTGAGGCGCGGGATGGTACGTGGGCCGGTCTCCATCACCTTTGCATGGGACGACGGGCTGGACATTGACAACCACGCAGCAATCGCCAAAGCCGTGGTGGACGCGCTCAAGGGATACCTGCTGCCCGACGACGATCACCGCTGGTACAGGCAGGTCATACATAGGCTTTGGGACGGGGGATGTATTCGGGTGGAGGTGACGGAGCTGTGATCACCAGAGACCCCTACGGCATCAGCGGAGCGGTGGCACCCTGGCGCAGCCTGGACGCGATGGAGCCGATCGTGGAACGCAATATTACGGAGCGGGACGCGGAGGAGGCGGCAATCTGTGGACAGTGCCCGCTGCCGGACTGTAACCCCAAAAGAGTTGGCTGCCTCCTACATACCAGAGCGAAAAAGCCAAAACCGTCCCGCGATTTGCTGGAGCGCATGGCGCTGGACGGGCATGGGCCGGAGGAGATATCCCAGGCCACCGGATACAGCATATCAACCACCGCGATGTACATGAAAGATTTTTTTAAGGCTGGGCCATGTGAACGATGCTCGTCCAAGAGCATTTGTGATGCGGCCGGCGGGACGTGCAGCAGAAAAGAGCGCTGGAAAGCAGCCAAGGAGGTGCCAAACGGTGGACGATAAGACGCGCGCCCTGCTGGGTGATCACGAGGCGGCTAAGCTATGAGGGTGTTGGTGGCCTGTGAGGAGTCGCAGGAAGTCTGCAAAGCGTTCCGGGCGCTGGGGCATGAGGCGTACAGCTGCGACATTGAGCCGTGCAGCGGGGGGCATCCGGAGTGGCATCTGAGATGTGACGCGCTGGAGTTGCTGAAAATACAGTGGGATATGATTCTGGCGTTTCCACCCTGTACATACTTGTCAAACGCTGGTGCTAAGCACCTGTTTCGCGGCGGCATCCTCAATCAGGAGCGATACCAGAAAGGTTTGGAGGCAAAGGAGTTTTTTCTGAAATTTCTGGACGCGGACTGCCCGAAAATCTGTGTTGAAAATCCAGTATCAAGCAGAATTTATGAAATGCCGCCGCACAGCCAGGAGGTGCAGCCCTGGATGTTCGGGCATCCAGTACAGAAAAAGACCCGTCTGTGGCTGAAGGGTCTGCCGCCATTGGAACCGACAGACATCGTAGACCCGGAGTGCGGCTGCCATGAGGCCGGTACGTGGTTTATGCGAGGCGGGAAAGACCGTCAGAAAAACAGAGCCAAGACGTTTCCTGGATTGGCAAAGGCGATGGCCGAACAATGGGGAGGTATCTGTGGTGGATGATATCAAATTAGCCCTGCTTGGCAATAAAGAGGCAGCCAAGCGGCTGACGGAGGCGGGGGTGCTGGTTCCGTGCCCGTTCTGCGGGGGAGAAGCGGAAGTTGTAGCATATGGCCCAAGATTATTGCGCCCATCAAGGAACCATGTTTATAGCGTTTCTTGCAACGAATGTGAAATGATGTTCGGATGGGATGTTGACTATGGAGGGCGATATGACACTGAGTATGAGGTTATGCTCGCCTGGAACACCCGCGCGCCGATTCTGAGCGCGGAGGAATTGCAGAGATTGGAGGTCAAGCCATGACGCGGGAAGAAGCGATTGAGTGCCTGAAAACTATACAGCGGTGGACTCCGGACTGGGATGACCGGGAAGATGGGCTGTCTTATTGGGATGCTATTGATATGGCCCTCTCCGCCCTCCGCCCCGTCAGCCGGGAGCAGGTGGAGCGGCTGTGGCCGGGGTGCGAAGCTTGCAAAGACGCAGGTTTAGCAATTGGAGAGGTTCAGTTTTATGGACCTTTTGAAGGGCCTATTGATGTATCTGGAAATATGCACTACTGCCCCAATTGTGGTCGCCCTATAACCCCAGTGGCGAAGGACAGACAGGGGAAGAGATTGGAGGCGCTAAACAATGACAAAAAATGAATTTATAGCCCTAATTGGGCAAGACGTAGTTGTAGACTATCCATTTGGCCGAGAACTCCAGCGGTGGAGCATGAAAAACTTTTATATCGATGGAAATGGCGAAGTCAAACATAATCGTCTCACGCTTATTATGGATGCTTTTATTGCCAACGCAAGAAATCCCCACAAAGGGAAGCCCACGCATGGTTAAGGAGGCGCTGAAAGATGAGTGCGATTGATTCGGATGCGCTAAAGGAGTATATCAAGAAAACAGATTTAACCGCTGTTGAACGGGGTGCGCTTTTGCAGGCGATCTCTAATATGTCCACCCTCACCCCGCCGAACGAGCCGCTGACATGGAATGAGCTGGGCAATATGATGGAAAAGCCTGTATATATCGTCGAGCTGGAAGATGGGGAAAGTTGCTGGGTGTTAGTGCATACCGTTGACGATATTAAGGCTTTGTTTGTGTCGGCGTTTGACCAGTACGATTACGGGAATAGAGAACTATACGGCCAAACATGGCTTGCCTACCGCCGCCTGCCGGAGGTATCGCCATGAGACGCCAATACACCCGCCAGGAGCTAGAATCCATCACCCAGGAGACCGCAATCTACATTGAGGGAGCAGGGATAGCCCAGCTCCAATGGGGCGGCCTGGAGATTGCAGAGGGGGTAAAGGACGGGTACCTATACTGCAAGCACATCAAGCCGTTTGCGATGGATCTGTACGACAAATACTGGACAGCCTGGGATGGGCCGCCGGAGGAGGGAAAGTGATGAACATTGAGAAGCTGATTGAGCGGCTGCGAACCGAAAGCCTGTACAAGGACAAGGCAACACTGGAAATCATGGATTTGTGTATGGAGGCGGCTGACGCCCTCTCCACGCTCCAGGCCGAAAACGAGAAGCTGTGGACCGGACTAAAAAGTAATGTGGACTTAGTATTTCGACAGGCGAAAGAACTTGATAGGAGGCACTTGCTATTACAAGAGCAAGAGGCCGAGCTGGAGCAGGTGAAGCGGGAGAGGGATGCGGCAGTATAGGACCTGCACAAACTTTGCCCCGCATGGAAGTGGGACGGCCAAAAGGAGGACTGACATGGAACGGTTGACCAGAAGATCAGCCGATGGCAGGGCGTGTTTCAAGCCCCACCTATATGGACAAATGAATAAAGATGTCTGTGACCGCCTCGCCGCCTACGAGGACACTGGTCTGGAGCCGGAGGACCTAAAGCGGGCATTTAATGAGGATGATGTTTTAAAGCTGGCCGGACAAGCCCTTGGTATAACACCTGAACGCCTCCGCGAACTGGCCCAGACGGACAAAGACGGAAAAATAAAAGCGTACATCGTGGATAGCTTTTATTGCGATATCTGCCAGAAACGGCACGCCAGAACAAAAGAATATGAAGTTTGGTGTTCAATGCGGGCAAGGTGCAATAGAAAAACTGATAAAAGATATGACCATTATGGAGGGCGTGGCATTTCCGTTTGTGAAGAGTGGAGTGATTTTGTAGCATTTAGAAATTGGGCGCTCAAAAACGGATATCAGGAAGGCTTAACAATCGATAGGATAGATAACGATGGCCCATATTCTCCAGAGAATTGTCGCTGGACAACAAAGAAAGTACAAAACAATAATCAATCTACCACAACCATCATTAAAGTTGGAGATGTTGAAAAGCCACTACATATTTGGGCGGATTTTATTGGCATACCGCCAGAGGCATTAAGACGACGGCTTTATGACGGATGGAACGTCGAAAGAGCGTTGTTTGAAAAGATAGATACAACCAAATGCCCTAAAAAATATAGAGCCGCACTACGGAGGGAGCAGGATGGCTGATATTCTGACGATCATAGCTGCTGTGGAGTGGATGGCGCTTGGCCTGCTTGTCCTGTGGAAGCTCAAGGGGTGGAATCGAAAGATGGAAGAGTTATACGAAGACATGAAGAAACAGTGGGAGGCGGAGGAATGAAGGAGTACATCACAAAGGCGAAAGTCATTGAAGCGATTGAGAAAGCTATTGCTCCAGAAATTACTACAATAGGAGACTATGAAACTATTGGGGTATTCACAAGAGAATCCATTGAACAGATTGTATCCAACCTCCCCGCCGCCGACGTTGCCCCGGTGCGGCATGGGAAGTGGAAACCCGTAAAGTATAATGCATGCTGTTCTTGCGGGAAAAGTTATGGAACATATCATTTTTTGTGTTCTGCTTGTAACCACATTGCGTATAGCCAGCCTTACAGGCTAACGTACTGCCACAACTGCGGCGCTCGCATGGACGAGGAGGCCGACCTAGACGAAGCCATCGAAAAGTACCTGAAAATCAAGGAGGGGGGCCAACATGGACAAGCCTAGAATTTGCAAGGTGCTGGGGGTTGAGGTAAACGAAGAATTTACATACGATTTCGGCGCAAATCAGGTAAATAGAGGCACCCTCAAAATTGGAGCAGACGGGAAGCGATATTATAAGACGGGAGATCTCTGGAGCCCTTGCTACAATGAGGATGATTTGGCTGTAATTATCAACCACCCCGACCGCATCATCCGCAAGCCCCGCTGGACGGAGCAGGAGGTGGAGAGGGCGAAGGCTATCAAAGTGCTATATCCAGTTGTTAAAACATTGGCATACGTTGATATAGTGGGACAGACATTTTACATGTATGATGACGAAGACAACTATAAGGGCAGTCTTGATAACCTTGATGAAACGTTTCCTACGCTGAGGAGCATAAGGCGGGCCACATTGGACGAGATCATCGGAGGTGCCCAATGACCAGAGAAATCCTTTTCAAAGCCAAGCGGCTGGATAATGGCGAGTGGGTGAAAGGAAGCTTGATTTCGTTTGCAGATGGAGGGCGATCGATTTTACCATCTGAGAGTGCTGTGCTTTACAAGAAGGGCGAGTCTCTTTTTTCTACTGTAAATTGCCTTGAGGTCGACCCTTCCACGCTCTGCCAGTACACCGGCCTGACCGACAAGAACGGGAGGAAAGTGTTTGTTGGGGACATTGTAAAATGCAGCCGTGGTTGCACCCATGAGGTGGTATGGGTTCAGGAACACGGCGGAACCTTTATCGGAGGAATGCCAGCAATCTATCTATCTGACTTGATGCCAGGATACGCATGGACTGGTGAGGAAGAAATCATCGGCTCCATCCACGACGGGGAGGGCGGGCAACATGAGCGAGTGGATTAGCGTCAAGGACAGGCTGCCGGAAAGTCAAGCGGATGTCCTTGTGGTGGCGTTTTGGCATGAACGCTGGCAGACCATGATGGGCTGGCATAGTGACATGGGAAAGAAGTGGCGTGTCATTACACCACACGGAGAAAGAGAGCCGGGCGGTGTCACCCACTGGATGCCCCTCCCAGACCCGCCGAAGGAGGATATGGCATGAGGAGGAACGCATACGCGGCGAAGCTCATGGCTGCAAAGGGCGCTGTATCAGCACATCAAAAGAAAGAACTGGTACATAGATGCCTGACCACGGTATATCAAGCCTCGGCTGTGGCCTTGCACGAGGTGTACGGGTTCGGCCCGGACAGGATTGATAGATTCCGGGACGCTATGGAGGCCGTTATCCTGGAGTATGGAGACCTCCTTGACAGCGTAGATGCAGACTATGCCGACGAAAAACTGGAGCGAAGATACAAGGCCATTATGGGGAGGAATAGCCCTTGAACGAGTTCAAGGAGAGGATTGACGCTCCCCATGGCTAAAGCAAGGGGGACCCGCCGCCCAAATCTCGATGATAGAAGGGATGGAACCATGCATAGAGCGGTTTTTTGTAAATCGTGTGGGAATATGATAGCCACCACGGATGGAAACGAAATCAAAATTCAGCACCGTGGAAGAACCATTCGGGTGCATGGCTCTGCTTCTATCACATGTGAAAATTGCAAGGAGGATACATACATTGACACGAAATGTGTACGCAGACTATGCGGCGACAACGCCACTATGCCTGCCTGCGAGACGGGCGATGCACGAGGCGTTTGATATATATGGAAACCCGTCATCACTACATTATGCTGGTGCTGAGGCCCGAAAATTGGTAGAAAAGGCCAGATCCAAGGTCGCCAAGGCCATCAACGCTGAGCCGGACGAGATTTACTTCACCTCTGGGGCAACGGAGGCAAATATTTGGGTGCTTTCAGCATTTAGTACAGTAAAAAGCAATGTAGAGCACAGTTCGATGGAATATGGACGGCGCGGTGGAATTGTCGGACTCGAAAGTGACCATCTAGGAATTGTACCATCCAAACCTGTTATAGACCTGACATTCATTGATACCATGTCGATTCTTTGGGTCAACAACGAGGTCGGGACAGTACAAGACATGAAATCGCTTGCGTCATGGGCGACCAATTCCGCTGATAAGCTATTCCATACCGATGCCACCCAGGCCGTCGGGCATATCTCGGTTGATGTGAGAGAGACGGGTGTAGACCTACTCTCTATGTCAGCTCACAAGTTCGGTGGCCCGAAGGGCATAGGAGCCTTGTTCGTGCGCAGGGGTGTAGATATACTCCCTATGCTCCACGGGGGACACCAAGAGGCGGGAAAGCGGGCAGGGACAGAAAATGTAATTGGTATCGCTGGAATGGGTGCGGCAATTGAGTGGGCAACCAATAACCTGGACAAGAGTGTGCCCTATCTCACTAAACTACGTGACATTCTGATTGACGGCATCCTCTCTATTCTAGGTACGGAACTGACTGGACACCCCACACAGCGTTCTCCATCCATCGCTTCCTTTGTATTCAGGGGTATTGACGGACAAGCCTTGGTACTAGCTCTGGATGAACGGGGCGTATGCGCTTCTTCCGGCTCGGCCTGTTCGGAGGGTCAGGTTGGTGTCTCTCATGTGTTGAAGGCGATGGGGTACACCGAGGAAACCGGACGTGGTTCTCTACGGCTGTCCATTGGATGGGATACCACCGAGGCAGACGTGCGGTACGTCATCCGAGCGGTCAAGGAAAGCGTGGAGGAACTGAGAAAGTAAGGGATTGCAGGGAGGTTATTATATTGAAAATTATTGATAATGCAGATAAGCAGAAAATTTATGAGTCTTTGGCGCGAGAACTTCGATTTATTCGGGAAATGGTTATGAAAATATACTGTGACAAGGACTATCTAAGTTTACTTGGGAAAACCAGAATGAGCGGGCTCTCACGAGCAGAAAACCAAATTTACCGCTGTATCCTGGAGGCAGAAGAGTACTGGGTTAGAGATATGAAATCAGCTGGGACCAGGATTTTTCATGCAGGGTTTCACGATGATATTATCGACAACAAAGTGAAAGAGTCCCGAGAGGGGTTAAAAAACGGATGAAAAAGAACCTACGCCGCCTCTCCATTCTCGTCTCCGCTCAAACCGCTTGGAACCTAAACAAGCTGGCCGAGATATGTGGCTACGGGAACAACGTGGGGAAGGTCGTGGACAAGCTGGTGAGGGAGAAGATGATAGCATTGAAGGGGGATAGGTGTGGTAGCAACCGAGACAATTCTTGATGCTATCCACCTGGAGCGTGCCGACAAGGGCCGAACTACGGCATGTTCGTCGTTCCGGTGGAATGGGAGGGGGGCTGATGGCGAGGCGCAACCGTAACGCATACGCCGCAAAGTGGTCGAAAGAAATGAGAAAAGGTGAGGCGTAATGAGCAGTAATTCAGGAAAGAATAGGTACGTCAGATCAAAGGGCGGCTGGGGCCCGCGGGGAGAATACTTTGATTGGTGCAGGCTTCGGGAAGATGGAACCATGGAATTTGGAAGCGAAGATGGAAACTATGCTGGAGGTACAACATTGAGCGCAGACTTCTATCCTAGTTGCCCAAGTGGCCTATACCCTTCAGACTCAGGAGATAGGGGATATTGGCACCATGCTAAAAAAGTATTGGAATCTATTCAAAAAGCAAAACCAGATTTCTTTGAGAGAATTATGGAAATGCTAAAGGAAAACGGAGTGCAAATCCCAGAATAACAAAAACGCCCCCGCTTGGCCGTGATGGTCAGGCGGGGGATTCGTCTTTCTTACGAGATTGGAGCGCGTCCCACTCCTTCTGGCGTTCTAGGATATTTGCCGCTGTCCCCCTACCATATAGATACGGATTCAAAAAGTACCTCCCGCGTCCCATGCGGATCAAGTACCCGTTCTCCATCAGATATTTCAACCCGCGTTTCATTGATGCCTCACCGAGGCCGTATGTTTCTCCTATGGAACTCAACGCATCGGATCCAAGAGAGATATAGGGGTCGCTATTGGCATAGGGGAGGCGGGCTGCCAAGGCACTCAAAAGAGTCCTTGTTGAGTGTGGTATTTGCTGCCGGAGCAACGGATTCTGCGCGAACTCTTTCACATATCGCGCACCAGGCTTTACGCTATACATTAGTTTCTTCACCTGGTTCGTCACTTCTCCGGTCTGCTGATCCACGATAATATACTCTTTTTGAACCTTGACTGTTTCTTTTAGTGCCCTGTCGCTCAATAGCCCCTCCCTCCTATATGCATATATACATTCTGTTATTACCAATAGAAAAGTATCAAAATGATACCTATTAAGTATCAAATTGATACTAATAAGGTATCAAAATGATACTTAATTCAAATGGACTGTAATCATTGTGCCACAATGGATTGAACCCGATTTTTGGGCAGCCGCCGCCTCTTTTATTTTCTATTATAGCATGGTAGTGTCCAGGAGTGCAAGTTGAAGCGCATTACTGAGCCGAGTCATTCTCAATCATAGTACATCTGGCGGTGACAGAAGGCTGATGATAGGGTGGAGGGGGATTGAAGAGGGGGCGGAGTCAGGCGGTGCAGAGTTGTCCTAAGGCTGGGAGAGGCGGGGTAAATGAGAAAGGGGGGGTACTGCATAGTAAAACTGGAAATCCATATTATGGGAATGACTTGGAAACTTACCCCCCATGATTGCTATAAATGATACAGAACTTGCATATAGAAGACGAAAACTTAAACATTCTTTCTAAGAATGTTTAAGTTGTTACCTGTTTTTGCAAGATTACCAGTCAAAAAATGAGTTACGATCTTGCGTAGCTCGTCAATTTGACGAAACATAGGGAAAAATATTTGTTTCAGGTGGGTAGGAGCATGGCCCACGCAACATCTAACCTGAGCGGCCCAAGCGTGTAGACTTCGGTTTTCTCCCTCCCGCGGGCTTGCGGCTAGTCGATAGACCGGGTAATACAGCGAGTAGCGATTCTGAGATGTTGCAATTGCAACGATAAGGGAAGTTGAAGGATATGGAGGCAAACCGCGCCATCTTCCGGGCAGCGGTGGAGCTGTCCCGGTTGAATGAGACGATAGACCCGGTGACAATCCGCTCGAAGGCCGGGGCCGCCGCAAGTCAGGAGTATATGCTAGACCTGATGCAGACGACGCAGACTGCCGCCAATGCGGGGGTATATGCACAGGAGGCCAGAAAAGACTCCATGCGCCGGTCGATCAGGCTGCTTGCGGATAGTATGGAGACCAAAGCGGCAGGATTGGATGAGCCCAGGAGCGTCATAGCGGACGCACATCGGGAATTTGAAGAAATCAAGTCTCCTGGATACAGCCCGGGAGTTGGCCTCCTCTATGGAGGTTCTAGGGGTGTTTTACGAGTACAGGGGTGGAGTTGGGCAGGGCGGCGCACAAGCGGCGGGAAGCTGGCTGGGAGTATAAGGAGACATATCTGCCAACGTTGGATGATCAGGAGGGCGCAAAAAGCCCGCCCCGGTAACCCAGGGCAGGCGGTGATGATATTGTTAGATGCCCCAGCCCTCGGACAGGATCGGGAGCGGGATAAACGGCCCGCCGCGCTGGGTGTGGTCAATGATGCAGGGCACGCCGTCAGCGTTGGCGGTCAGCTCGTAGCAATCAGAGCCTCGGAAAATGTGCTTGCGCCCGTCTCCGGCCTCTGCCGCCTCAAATCCTGCGGGCAGCTCCACGGCAACGCGCCGGGTCCATGTCCGGCTAATCTCCGGGTACTCCTCAAGCGTTACCTCTGCGGGCTTGCCTGTCTGGATCATATCGCCCGTGCGGGTGATATATAGCGTAATAGTCATGTTGTGCCGTCCTTTCCCCCGGCTCTGCCGGGCTCCGTTGTGTTGATTGTATCGCGCCCGATCGGGGCAGTCAAGATTTTTTCGCCGTCTCCCAGATAATCATGATCGGGAGGAGCAAGATAAACAGAATAATCAAGCGGGGGGCACCTCCTCGGCGGCTTTGTTCATTTGAGTTTCCCACCAAGCGGTTTTTTCTTCCAGTGTTTCCCCCGGCTGCTCCTGCGTTGGAATGTCGCAGATAGCAAGCAACGGGCAGCCAAAACATTTATAATCAAAGTGCTTTTCGCAAATCAATTTGACTGCATTTGAAAACATGTTCATTTCCTCCATTCTCCCGGTGGTCGGGTCAAAAGCGGGTGATTTCCTGTCCATCGCTTGCCACGTCCGGGAGGAATGTTCCCAGGCGGGCCGGGTCGGTAAACAGGTTGTAGCCGTCAATGCCCACAAACTGGGCAACCTCCACGGCGTTCCCGTGGGCGTCTCTGTCGATGTAGCGGCGCAGGGTGTAGGCTCTGCCCTCGTAAATATAGCGCCCGCCGTCCTGGTAGTATTCGCGGGCCTCGGCCAGCGTGGCGGCGGCGATCTCGTCAATGGTCATTGTCAGCCGCCTGGCGGCGTCTCTGTATCGTTTCATTGTGCGACCTCCTCCATGTCAACGCATTTTTGGAGATTGTCGGCCTCCGTGCCTAGATTGAAGATATTACCTAGATAATAGGCCTTTGCCTCCTCGATAGAGGCATTAAGCTGGGTATACAGATAGTCTCCATTGGAAAAGGTGACTTTGTAAGTATTCATTGTGCGGTCCTCTGTACGGAGTTTTGTGGCATTGGAATATAGAGACACCGCCAGACATTAAAACTGATCTACGGGCCTGTAAATGGCCTTTGCGGCGGTTCTGCTTTTTGGGGCGTGATCTCTTTGTTGGTCACGGGCGCAAAAATGCCGCTTGCTGACCGTAGGAGGCCACGCAAGCAGCGGGAAGTTGCTGGGGAGTGTAGGGATATGGGCGGACACGCTGGAGGGACTGGAGGGCAAAAAAACCGCCCCATAGCGGGGCGGGTGGTATCTAAGTTAGCATCCGACGCGGCGGATGCCTCCATCGGAAAAAGAAAAGAGAGCCTACTTAGTAAGCCCTCTCTTCTTGCCGTATTAATATACATATCTATATTTCAATCCGTGGGGCCAGGGTCGAGGCCCACCAGAAAGCTGCGCCTCAGCCTCCCGACGCTTTTATATTACACTTCGCGGCGGCCTTTGTCAACTCCCAGGTCAATAGCGGATTTGAGCAGAGACATAACCTCCCCGATATGCTGGGCAGGGTACTTGCTCCACCAATCATCCGGGATAAGGTCCACCAGCTCGGCACAAGTGTCAGGGTAGGCTCTCCAGCCGCTACACTCTTTTGCTTGTTCAACTTTTAGCGCCGACCGGCGTTCTTCTGCTGTCAGCCCCTCATAGGCTTCGCGGGTGAATACCTCTTTAGCAGTCAGCTTTTTCATGGTTTGCTCTCCCTTCTCCCCTGCGCGGGGCCTCCATTGTGTTGATTGTATCGCGCCCGATCGGGGCAGCCAAGATTTTTTCGCCGTCTCCCAGATCACCATAAATGGAAGAAGGACAATAAACAGGATAATTATGCGAGGGTCACCTCCATTCTCCGGCGGGCGGGTCAAGACCGCGCCGCCCATCGCTCATTTATGAGCCAGTTTTCAAACTCTTCTTCGGTCATTTCCCCGATTTGCTCCCGGTATTTCTGCGCGTCTGCCAACTTATCGAATGTAGCAAGAGTACAACCCACGCCGTCACCCACATAGTCCACGAAAAAGACGGGGGAAATGTCGCCTTTCCACAGCCAAATTGTGGGACGAATTTCTCTTAAGTTGTCCGGGTTATGCGAATAGATATAATCAAGGCTTTTTTCATAAACTGCCGTTCTGTCCATGTAATAGGCCGTAAAAAGTTGATTTATTTTCATTGTGTGGCCCTCCCATATTCCACGGCGTGGGGAAACTGCCGGTTAATGCGCTGCCGGGTGCCGTTGTCCACCCAGCGCCCGCCGATATAATACAGCGTGTGGGCCTGTCCCTCGTGGTCGGTGTAGGCGATTTGATTCTTGCCGGTCTTGATGGCCTCGGCCTTCTGGCGGTTGATTTCTGCGGCCTGGCGCTTCATCTCGTCAAGGATTGTAACCCGGTATACGCAGCCCGTCCAAGTCTGGCAGGTGGTACCATTGCACTCTTTGCCCAGTTTCAGGCAGTCGGCGCACATTCTATTCATTTTTTCCATTGTGTTTTCCTCCTTGTCATGGAGGGCGCCCCCTCCGGCTATTGCTTTCTCCTGCCGGTTGTGTTATACTGGAGGCGGCCAGATGGCAGGCTCTAACCGCCTCCGTTGGGTCTTAGATAGTCGCTTGCTTGTTCAGGGCTGGGCGGCTATCTTTTTTACTGCTTGGGGATGGCCTCTCGGATAATGCGGGCCGCGTCCTGCGCGTCCTTAGCCGTGGCCTCTACCAGCTTCGCCAGGGTTTCAAGATAGGATGCTAACTCGGTCTGGGTCATGCTATCAATCTCCATTTCCGTTACCTCCTGCCCGGTAGATTTATCAGGGGTTGCCCTCCTGACATGATTATAATAGCATAGTTGCGCAACGATAGCAATAGGAAGGTTGCACAAGGTTGCGCAACGATATTTGTTGATAGTATATAGTTGCGCAATGCTTGCCGTGCGGAGTATAATAGAACAAAAGGAGGGGGGCGTATGGGAAAAGCTAGTACACGTGCACAGAATAAATACATCGCCAAGACTTATGACCGAGTGAATCTCACCATGCCGAAGGGCAATAAGGAAATCGTACAGGCCTGTGCAGAGGCCGAAGGGGAAAGCGTCAACGCCTATATCAACAAAGCCATTGACCAGCGGATGGAGCGGGATGGTGCGATAGGCCCGCAGGCGGGCGCCGAAGGGCCGCAGGTGGGCGGGGGTGTCTTTATCCCACCTGATACACTGGAACGTGCCCAGCAGGCCGCAGAGGCTACGGGGGAGGCAATAGCAGACTTTTTGGCCCGTGCAGTGGAAACACAAGCAAAAAGAGATAGGTCTTCTCTAGCAACGGGGATCAGTCCAGCAACAAAGGAAAAAGAGCCAGGGAATTGATTCCCTGGCTCTTATCATAAAGCTATTCCGTGATACAATCGGGGCGGCCCTGGTTTGGTGGTTTCTTAACGGGGCCCGCTCCAATCTAACGTGCTGGTAACACGGGGAGCGGGTTTTTATTTATCCCTTGCTATGTCGGCCCGGATTAACTGCTTGATGTATCCGGCCTTGTTGGGCACGCTGTCGAGTTTCTGGATTATGTCCTGTTCCGTGTTCTTCATCAGTCTAATTGCTATGCTGACGGTGTGCGATTTGTTGTATCGATCTTGCGGGCGTTCTTTTTTCTCGCTTGACATTTTCGGCCCCCTTCGCTATAATATAGGGCAAGAGGGGCGCTCTCCCTGGTGTCAGCAGGAAGGCGGCCAACTTAACAAGTGTAGAGCTTGAAATTGCCGCTTCTTGCTGGGGTCAAGGGGCGGTTATTTCTTTATCTGGTTGCCCAGGGAAATAGCCGCAATCACGAGCATAAGTAGTGCGATGGTTTCCGTTAGGCTCATGGGCTTCCCTCCTTTCGGAGTTGGCCCCGCCCCTCTTGCTTATCTATACTATATCATACGTATTGCAGTACGTCAATAGGTTTTCCAAAGATTTTTTGTTTTGCCCTGGGCCCTCCGGTCTAAGGGAAGGGCCCAGGCGCATAGCATCACTGCGCCCAGCAGACGGCCCACCGTAGGCTTTCCCGGCCCTGGGGTGTCCCCTTGGAGACATCCGGCCATTTTCTGGCGTCGTGGGGGAGGGCTGCGCCCTTGGTATCTCCCGGCTGGGTTCGGTCTGCGGGTCTGCATCCACACGCTAGCGCGATTCCCCAATTCATGGGGCCTCTTTTGTGCCATGCTACGCGGTAACGCGAAGTCAAAAATCATGGGGCGTACACTGAGGGGACACGTTAACGCGCGAAAAAAATACCGGGGCGCGTGTCTCTGTTGGGAAGTGATAAATATGCCTGAGTTATGCCGTTTCTATGGTATCATCATCAACATGCTGTTCTCCGATATGGGGCAGCACAATAAACCTCATATCGACGCGTACTACCAGGACTATGAGGCAAGTATTGGAATCGACAGGGAGTTGCTGGCCGGGAGTATCCCGTTGAAACAGTTGAAGTTGATACAGGCATGGCTTATTTTGCACGAGGACGAACTTTACGCTTGCTGGAACAAAGCCGTGCAGAATATCCCGTTTGGGAAGATCGAGCCGCTGAGGTAAGGAGGGAGTCACAATGTATGTGTTGGATGGAATCGCTTATGCTGGCGAGACGAAAAAGAAGCTGTCTGTAATCTGCGCCCGTCCGCTGGACGGATACAGGCTATTGGTGCGCTTCAGTACAGGGGAATCCGGCGGGTTTGATTTGGAGACGATGCTGAACACTCCAGCCTTTGCGCCTTTGAAGGACAAGGCTGAGTTTGATCGGGTGTATATCGACTTTGGTGCTCTGACATGGCTAGATGGCGAAGCTGACCTTGCCCCGGAGTATGTGTACGAGCATACCGCACTCGAAGAAGAACAAAAGCGGGCGTAGGAGATGGGAGAGCGTCGGGCTGACTCATTCCTGTTTTGTGTTGGTGAAGATACGCCCGTAGAGCGCGGGTGTAAAAGGAAAGCTCACGAAGTTGATTTTGCCGTAGGGCGCGGCAAACGGAAAATAAAGAAAGTTCAAAAGAAGAAGCCGCTTTCCTCGTCACAAGACAGGGAAGCGGCTATTTTGTTGCGATTTGTGTTCCTATCCGGGGTGTTCTACTCCAGATATGTGGGGTGTCCTGAGATCGAGGAAAAGGCAGACAGGCCCTAGCCACCGCTCACAGGATTTGAGAAAGTCCCACCGCCCCCGCGTACAGAATTTCACAAAGTCCCCCGTTCCCTCCGCTCACACAATTCTGGTAAGTCCCGTGGGCACCGCTCACAGGTTTTCACAAAGTCCCACCCAGCGTACTCAGACCACAGAATTTCTTGACACTCCCCACGTCTAAATCCGGGGGATTCTCGGTTCGCTGACCACTGCCTGCCCATGCGAGGTCTTACACGGTCTCCCCGAGCATTAGGTTCGGGCGTGCCCCGCCCTACCAAGAGGTTATTTTATGTAGAGAGCTCGGCGCCAAGCAGGCGCAAGCCTTCTCGGTGGATATTGATTGCAGCATTCAGGTCTCGGTCGTGATACGCCCCACAGGAGGTGCAGACCCAGTCCCGAACGTCCAAGTCCTTCGTTACGGGGTTCTTCGTGCCGCAGACGGAGCAGAGCTGGCTCGACGGGAAGAACCGGTCGACAGAGACCACTTCTTTCACGTACCATGCCGCCTTGTACTCCAGCTGCCGGCGCAGTTCGCCCCAGGAGGCGTCCGCAATCGACCTTGCCAGTTTGTGGTTCTTGACCATGTTCTTCGGGGCCAAGTCCTCAATGCTGATTAGATCATAGTCCCGGACAAGGGCGGTGGACAGCTTGTGGAGCATATCCGTCCGCTGGTTGGTGATGTGTTCATGGAGCCTCGCCACCTGCAGTTTGGCCTTCTCCCACCGCTTGCTCCCCTTTGTTTTTCGGGAGAGCTGGCGTTGAAGACGGGCAAGTTTCTTCAGGTTTTTGGCAAGATGCTTGGAGTTTGGATAGGTGGTGCCATCAGAGAGGATAGCTAGGGACTTGATTCCAAGGTCGACACCCACTGTTTCACCGGTAGAGGGAAGACTTGGAATATCGACATCGGTACAGCATAGGGCCACATAGTATTTCCCGCTTTGGGCTCTCGATACCGTAGCCGACAGGATGCGACCGCGGACTTCCTTGGAGACGCGGCACTTCACAGCGCCCAGCTTGGGCAGCTGGATTGCGCCGTCCAACACCTTGATGTTGGTCCCAACACATTTAGACTTATAGCTCTGCCGATTATCGTGTTTACTCTTAAAGCGGGGATACCCTGGCTTCTTCCCTTGCTTGACCCGGCGGAAAAAGTTCTGGAAGCCAAAATCCAGGCCTTTCAGGGAAGATTGCAGGGCGGTGGCATCCACTTCCCGCAGCCACTCCAGGGACTTCTTCAACTGGGTCATATCCGCAGAGCACTGATTGTAGTTTATCGTAGCTTTGGACTCCGTATAGACCTGCTTCCTTAGCGCGAGGTAGTGGTTGTAGACGAACCGGCAGCACCCAAAGGTGCGTAGTATTTGATTCTCTTGTGCCCAGTTCGGATAGAGCCGAAACTTATATGAATATTCCACGTTTTACATCACCACCCCTATTATACCAAGTCATTTTACTCCGTGCAACCGAGGTTGGGAGTACGGGAGAATAAGGTGTGGCTTATATCCCCATAGCTAAAGCAAGGGGTTTTACGCCACGCATGATAATATATTCTTTGTATTCACGGCCTCGTTCGGTCAGATAAGTCGTTTTCTCAAACATGGATTTCACCAGCGAATTTTCGCTGATGAGATTTTCTATGGATTGTGTCACATGCTGGTGTTGCTTTTTGAAGTCTTTTGCGACGTTGTATTTTGTTTTGCGACATGGTTGATAGTTATGCTATAAGATAGTGCCCCTTCCAATTGGAAGGGGCACTTCTTCTGTGCGCTTATTGAGTTTCGTTGATCTTTTTTAGAATGAGTTCCAATTTACCTCTGTCCCACAAAATTACATTAGTCGCCTTGGCAAGCTCTATTGCGCCAGCGCTGAAATATCGGTTCGTAATGACGCACCCAACATGAAGTTTATAGTATCGGAGCCCTGCATAAATTTCTTGTATTGGAGTATTCCCGATATCGACAGAATAGCACTTGCACTGGAATCCAAACAGCACATCTTCTTTCTTTGCGATAATGTCTACGCCCTGGTCCCCGCTTCCTGGTGTGACCTCCACATCTTCATACCCAATAGAACGGAGGATAGAAGCGCACCAATACTCGAAAGCAGTTCCATCCATCCGGTCAACGTCTTGTAATGAACTGCTATGTAGGATATGCACATCATCTGATAGGCGGGATATAATTTTAGATACGGTTACTTCCTCTAAAATATAGGGATAGGAAAGCAATTTCTTCCGAAGAACCTTTTCCCATTCTTCTTCTGTAATGAAAAATTTTCTGTCTCCGCTGTCCCCTGGTCCGCTGATAACCCCGGCCGACTCCAGACGGTCCATATAGGTTGCTGCCTGTGTGTATCCAGCCCCTACGCTTCTCTGTATGCTCCCAACACTAATCCCACCGTCCCTGAAAAATCCGCGGATAGCTTTGTCCAAGTGGTCAACAAATCTCCCTTCTGCAAAGTGCTCCAAAATAGGAGGCTTCCCGTCTTCTGACATCGGCAGTGAAATCTGGATATCACCGATAGCCTTTTCTGTGGGGCTCCCCTGTAAAGGGGTATGAATTTCAGAATGGTTTTCCATGTAGGCTTCTGGTTCATTCAAAATTTGGCCCGCATCGTCGTTATATAGCTTCCCGGCTGGTTCACCAGTTGAACCATTCTTTGTGCCATTTCCTTTCCGCTTGACTACCCCCAATAGGGCAATGCATAAAGTACTGACAATGGCTATAAGAACAGCCAAAATGAAAACAAAAATCTCAGTTGAGATCATATCTTTCCCCTCCCACCATCAGCAGTATAGCACACCGCAAAGAAATTGTCGAAATATTTTCCAGAAAGGTATTGACTTGTAGCGCGATACATGGTATTTTTGTTTTGCGCTACAATGGAGGTGAAAAGATGCCAGCCGAAAGCAGAGCGGAGTATTTTCGTGAGCGGAGAAAAACTAAAAAGCAGTTCTCGATATTGAGTGACCGGAAGCTCGTCGAAGCACTGGAAATAAAATTAAAACGCCAAGGGAAGTCAAAGACGAAATGGTTTGAGGAGAAAGCTAACGAGGAACTCTCAAAAGAATGCAGAGGGGGCGGTTCAACGTCGCCCCTCTAATAAGAACAGGGGGAGAAAAATGAACTTGTCTGAATTTAAGACCTGTTCCGAAGAGTACCTTGCCTCATACGGGAACATGTCAAGGAACACACAGGATCAGAAGCGCCGGGGCGTGGAGAAGTTCATACGCTTCATGGAGAGCGAAGGACGGCAGGAGATTGACCAGAAGGCCATTCTGGCCTACCGAAAAAGCCTGCTGGGATATTCCAGAAACACCTTTGCGCAGTATATATCCCGGCTGAATACGGCGCTGGAATGGATGGTAGAGTCCGGGATGTTGGACAAAAACCCAATTTCGAAGAAAATGCGCATGTCTGAGAAATACATTTCTGCAAAGTCGGTGTTGAGCGCCGACGATATACGCCGCATATTCTCAACCAGGACATCGTCCTTTGGGCGAAAGCCGGTTTATATAAGGAACCGAGCTATGACGATACTCCTATTGACCAGCGGTGCAAGAGAGTCGGAGATGCTGGCATTAACACCGGCTGACCTGAACTGGGAGGAAGGGTATGCAACCATCCGCAGCGGTAAGGGAGGCAAGGGACGTACAGTACCCTTCATCCCCTATGCGCAGATGGTCATGCACACATATCTGAACAAAGCCAGGCCGAAGGAGGCGGTAGATAAAGACCCCATCTTCGTCCAAAAGAACGAGGGAGGTGGCTTCAAACCCCTGTCTCGAATAACAGCTATCTATGGTATAAAGAGCTATGTGGAGGCCATGACCGGAAGGGAGGATATCACCCCCCACTCTCTGCGACATACCTGCGCCTCAATGCTGGTTTCCTCTGGAATGAACCCGAAAGAGCTACAAATGCTCTTGGGACACTCCAGCCTGGACATGACACAGCGATATGCCCAGATGCTCAAACCGCAGACGGAGATTGCGGCGGAAACCAGAAAGGTGTTTGAAGGGATATTGGAAATGACCCCCGGCCTCGCATAGGAGACCGGGGGCTACTTCTGTTCAAGACGGATTCTCGATGTTGTAGAGGATCTGCACCAGTTCCTCACGGGTGGCTGGCTTCTTGTATTTCTTGTTCCCGGCCTGATCGCCGGAGATGATGTTTTGACCCTCGGCCCAGATCCGGGCCTCCTTAGACCAGTCAGACGGCTCCTTTTTGGAGAGCACAGTGTCCAGCCTGGCGGCAAGGGCCTCAATGTCAGCGTCGGTCAGTTTAGAGATGTCCATATCGTCGTCCTCCTCGGCTTCGGTTTTGATGGTGGTCGCCTTACTGGCATAATCCGGCAGGCAGTAGCCCCGGATATAGCGGCCATTGATGGGCACGGTACGGGTCGCCACGGCCTCGCCCTTGTTGCCCTCATAGATGGTCATGGTGTTGCTGTTGACCGCCCCGACAAAGCCCACATGGTTGGGATTGGCGGTCTGGTCGGTGGTGGCATAGTTGTCCCCGTCCTTCCAGCAGTACATGAGGATGTCCCCGATGTCGGGCCGGTAAGCGTCGTCCTCCATCCAGCGCCCTTTAGCCTTGTACAGCGCGATCATGCGAGAGCAGGAACACTCGCCCAAGATAATGTCGGACAGCCCCGCCTGCATCCCGGCGGCGGTGACTGTGGCGGCACACCACTCGTCGGTGTACTTCATCTTGTAGCCTACAGGGAGGGGCTTCTGGGTGTTATATAGGTCGATAATGGCCTTAAATTTGCCGTTAACCTCCGACCAGCCCAGCCAGCCCTTCATTATATTCACGACTTTATGTCGGAGCTCCTTCTCAGTTGCCATTGGTCTTTCTCCAATCCAGAATCTCTTTCAGCTTGTCATACCCAAACATGGCGGCATAGGCGACCATAAAGCCGACTACAACAGCGCCGACTACCAGATACCATGTGATATGAATGGTAGTGATCTGTGCGTAAGCTGCTCCGGCGGCCAGCGTAAGGCCCTCGGAGAGAATAAGCGCCACAATATTGGTGGGAAGTCTGTCCCATGTAACCTTCTTGATTACCTCGGTTAGAATGTTAACCAGCACCACAAGAGCGCCAATGATAGCGAGCAGATTGGAAATGTTGTAAACGTCCATGATATGTACCTCTTTCTGAACTTGTTTATTGTGTTTCCTGTTTAGATTTCACTTGCTTCTTTACTTCCCAAGAAAATTTCTTAATATCCTTGCCGGGGACTTCAATTAATCCGTATCCTGTCGATTCTTGTCCGTCCTGCCAAACACAGCCCCGTCGTTGTGTTCAAAGATGTTCTCCACCACTTTCAGAACATTCACGCCTAATATGGTCGTGATTGCCTGCTGGGAAAGTTCAACAATAGGGAAGGGCTGTCCAAGCTGAACGGTGGCGTACAGGGCAATCAGGTAGGACACCGATACCCAAACCAGGGCGGCAATTTGTGTCGTGAGGAACAGGAGCCTGGTCACGGAGCGGAGTTCTTTTTCTCCCTTCCCGCCCACCTTCTTCGCCACGTACACCATAGCCGCTATAAGGGCGGCCACAAGCATCAGAATGGCAACCAGAAGGATACTCAACTCTGTCATTTGAATGCCCCCAATCCAATGGCGGCGGCCACGATACCGAATACCAGAGCAATGACTAGTTTGAGCACTTCTTTGCCTAGCATGTCCCATTTGTGGGCGGGCTTCATCTGCAAGTCGGTGATGGCTTGATTCTGCTTCTCGATAGCGGTGGTAAGTTCTTTCCTGCTGTCTTTCAGGTCTGTTTTGATTTCGCTGGTATCATCGAGGATTTGGGCAAGCTGGTTCTGTGTGACGGCCTGCGCCTTTTCACCAAACTCAAGGCGTTCATAGAACTCCTTATGGTCTTTGCGGTTATTCTCACGGTCAGCCTCCTGCTTTTTGACCAGTTCCTCGATTTGGTGCTTAAGGATTTGTGCCTCGGCGTAGCCGATGCACTCTTTGGAGTGGTCTTGGATACAATTTGGCATGGGTGGCCTCCTACGCTCTGGTGTAACTAAATTTAAAGTTGAACTAACAAGTTATATTGCGTATTGTTGTTTGTCCCGTTGTCGGAAACTTGGGAGTAACCACTTATAACATTCCCGCTGATTATGCAATTTTCTGTTGTGGAATCTAAGTAAACGGTCGGGGTTGGATGTGCGATTGAGCTATATCCAGAAATGTTACATCCGGTTATGGATGCCCCGCTTGATTTGATTAGAGCAACAGCGCCGCTTATATCTGATTCACCTCCACCCGCTCCGCTCAACACGCAATTAGAGATCATAACTTGCAGTGCAAAGGATGCGTCTGAACCGTTTGCATATACGCTTCCGATATTCCCGACCGCCCCTCCGTTTATCTCCAGTGTTGGATAGGTTCCACTTGCCATCATATAAACCCCGTATTGACCCGATACAGAACTAGTAGATAACTCCCCTATGCAGCAACTATTCAAGGTAAGAGAAGTGCCCGTGGAATAAACGCAATGACAGTTTGCTTTTATCGAGCAATACGAAAACGCTGTATTTCCACGTGTGACAACTCCAACGCGTTTTACAGAGGAACTGTCTAGGGTCAAATTCAAAAATGCGGTTCTATTATTTCCGCAACTAATTGATGCTGAAGAAATGGAACCGGCCGCTCCCATCCATTGGCGTGTATCTTTAATAACCGTTGCGCTACGGACGCCATCAAAAGAATACGGAGCTCCAAATGCCCCTCCGCCATAAATAGTTACATCGTTATTGACGGAAACACTGCCACCCAAATTGTATGTTCCAGGGAGTAAGCAGACATACCCTATGTTTTTAGCTGCAACAATAGCTTTGTTTATTTCAACATCATCACTAGTGCCATCGCACAAATAATCGCAGTCTTGAGCAGTCCATCCATTTTGCGAACTCCCCACAACAACAGCCGCCTTTTTATTGGCGGATACTCCTGCGCCCCCTCCTTGATTTGGTACATAAATCCCGCCATCTTTCCCGAAGGTGGCTACATTATCGTTGTCAGAAGAGATTTTTGCAGATATTGTTGTTCCTGCAATAGAGATTCCGTTTCCGCTTATATAGTTAGTGCCAGGGTTTTTATCGAGATTTTCCAATGTATCAGAAATGGCGTTCAGTTCGTCGGCATCAATAGCTGGAGGGCCGCCGTTGACCCAATTAGGGTTTTTATATTTTCCGTCTTTAATGGGCATAAAGTCACACTCCTTCCGGCTGTGTTCCGTCCCCTAATGAGACGGCTATCATGTTTGACATCCCGTAAAAATACTGAACCAGCACCATAGTCCCCACTGGCACATTGGCAAGGGTGGAGACGTATGGGATTTCGAAGATGGTGCTGTCATTCGGTTGCATCACGCCCATAGTGGTGCCGTTGGGGGCGGTCACCACCGTCAGCTTCTTTTGCCGCACACAATCGGCGGTTTCCCGACGCACAGCCTCCACGATTTGCGGCTCCAAGGCCCGCCACACGGCAAGGGCCTCATTTTGTGCGTTCAGCTTGCGTTTTCGCATTGTGCCACCCCCAGTTTCCGCCGTGCGAACTCGGCCATAAGCAAAAATTCTGCCATTCCGTCATCCTCTTTCTTGCATTTTGAAGTCCTGAAAAGGGATACTTCCGGGAACAGCCGCTTGCATACCTGAATGGAACTGTTCTTGTCCCCGGTGATAGAAAACTCTTTCTTCCATTTCTGAGGACGTACCAGTTCAAAAGGAATCTTATAGGCCCTGAGAACGCCTTGGATAAAGCCGAAGTTTTCCCCAAAGTGAAACATAGAGGTGACTCCCTGCCCAGGCATAGACCCGACGTGTTCCAGACAGCAGATGGAGGCGTGGGGGGCTACCTTGCCCAACATTTCTATGTAGGTGTCCTCGTCAAAGGGAAAGATGGATACGGCCCCATTTTCTAGCAGGGCCAGTGAGCCTTTCTTTCCAGGGTCAACTCCAATGAACGTCATGTGCTCACCTCGCTTGGAAACTTTAGTGTTGCATTATAAAGCCCCGGACTGCCCACAGAAACCGTTGTGCTGGCCGTTTCCTGTGCTCCACTTTCAGGCTTATAGGTGCCCTCCAGTTCCCACTTTCCGTATCCATCCACCGGGAGCTGAAACGTTACCAGTCCATTTGATACGCCCCTCAGAGTGGTGCCGCTTAGTGAGCAGGTCACGACGGCCCCCGCCCGCACGTCACAGGCAATGGTTGCATAAACAAGTGTAGAGGGCAGGGGATAAGGGGAAGCCGCCGGGAAGTCGTTCACGCTGGTGCAGTCAATAGTCATCTGCCCGTTCTGTGCGATAGGCCGGGAAAAGCCGGTGACCAGATGCCGCTCTACCGGACTCCCTGGCTTGTCCGTCCGGGTAATAGTTACTAATTCATTTTCTACCAGATGAAACAACTGGGAGGACTGAATGGTCACAGACTTTTTCAGAACGGAGTTCTGCTTCAGATACCACTCCGCGAGTTCTTGACATTGTTCATCGGCGTAGTAGCAGGTTTCCTCGAAGACCTTTGTGCGCAGGCCCATAAGATCTATGTTGGTGTCAGAGGACGGATCTTGATTTATCGCCCGCCCGGAGGGGACGTGGTTACCATTCAGCGCCACACCGTTGACGATAATATCATTGAATACCTCTGTGTTCTTGACGGCATAAGTCGCTCCTAGGAAATCCACCCGCTGGGGGGAGAACTCCCACTGGATTGGCTTGTCTGCATCCGATATGTCCTCATAGGCGGCATCCACCCGCAGGTGTCCCGCTTGGTCGTACCCAATCCACCCAACCAGCATCTTGTTCATCTCCAACAAGAGGGTAGAAAGGGTGTTGCTTCGGTTGTCAAACCGGGCCGTGTATGGCGTGTTTGTCCATGGGACTATGCGTCCGTCCGTCAATTTTACCGTCTTGCCATTATAGTAGGTCGTGAAGATTGGGGCCATGTTATCGATAGGCTGTCCGTTTCCTCTATCCCGTAGAAGCAGTTGGGTAATGGCGTTGAAGATATCCTCATTGATTTCAATGAGTGCCCAACCCTCCAAGTTGCCGAACAGCGTCCCGTCCAGATATGCCCACTTGTCAACTAGATTGTACCGGGCAAGGCGCTGGTTGGGCAGAAAGGTTTCCTCCGGGTCTTTGACGTAAAACACGCCTTGGGGTAGATAGAAGTCTGTCCCGTCGGGCAGAACAAGGCCCTCCATCAATCTGATCTGCTGTCCAAACCAGACCTTGTTCACGTTGTAGTCATAGGCCCCGTCCAGGTTGGAGAGTGTTACAGTTGCTTGCCGTCGCATCCCATTTTGTAGGTTAACTGACAACTCCCCCTCCTGAATGAACGCCCCGGAACGGGGATTGTGGGGGTTGTTGTCAATGGAAAAGGCTAGAGAGCCGTCCGGTTGCAGAAAATCTAGTCGGGCCAGCTTGGTGAACTCCCCGCGCACAGCGGAGAGATATTGCAGATAGCGTTGTGGTGTAGGCGCTGGCATGGGGCGCTCCCTCCTTTCTGCCGGGCAGGAAAACAAAAATCCCGCACTCGATTCGTCGTTGACAAACCGAAGCGGGATGGTATAATAGAGGTAGAAAGGCGCTGCAACAAGCGGTTAGCCCAAGCAGTTAACTAAATTTCCAAATGGAAACCGTCACCGGCCAGGGTGGCGGTTTCTGCTTTTCACAATAATCGTAACGGTAAACCGCCCGATATGTAATGTGATCCGCATAGGGCCTCACCCCCTTTCGGAGGGTGTGGCTAACCGCCTGCCGTTATTGCAGCGCCGATCCTAGCATACCACATGCGCCGCGTTTTGCCTATTCCCGCCGCCCCCCCAAAAAAGGGGGCGGCTTTTTCTGTTCAGATGTTCAGAATCCTGCTTGCCTCATTGCTGGTGATCTGCCCCCGGCTTGCGGCCATGGGTAAACCTTCGGAGTTCCGGAGGGCAGCCCCAGATCCCCCATTAGGGGCGGAAAATGAGCCGCGTACCGATGGTGCTGTTCGAGGTCGACGATGATAAGCCAGCATAGAAGCAAAAGAGCCCGGCATACAAGCGACTATTCCAAGAGCCCCCGACATAGAGAACCCGCCAACTGGAGCCCGAGTATATGTAATCCGGGATATAGGTAGTCTCGCTTCCTCCATCGGCATCCGGGAGGAAGGACCAGGAGAAATTGTTGCTGAGGCCCAGATCCTTGATCCAGCCGCTGGAGCAGAGCGTCACGCCAGTAGCAGTATAATTGCTGGTGGTGTCATCGGCATAGTTGGCCGGATTGGTGCAGATATAGGCGACTCGTCCGTCAAAATTGATGCCGTCGATCCACTCATAAACGTTGTCCCATAGATTCTCAATCCCCCTGTACTGGACTGCGGAGAGGCTGTCTGTCCCTGCGGCCCTTCCGGTGTGGTAGGTCATGGAGTCTGTACCGCCGGTATTTTGTGCGCCACTTGCGCTTGTAATTCCAGCCCCGATGACCGATTGGCTGTTCCAATCGGCAAACTCTACAAGGTACAGGAGCCATACAGCGCACCATGTCATGTAGTCATATCCGTCCCATCCGGTTCCCTTTGCGCGGGAATTAGTGCGTACTGTCTCCCGTGTCACATTGACAAGTGGGGTGGCACCGGATTGGGAATTGTATCCATCAATCGTGTTATATCGGGCAATGTATTTTCCAGAACCGGGGTGCAATTCAAAACCAGCTCTTTCGTCAGCAGTAATATAGAAATATCTGACATTTCCGATATCCTCCACATGGTAATAAAATACTGGAATATAGACCATCACATCAGAGTTAGAGTAAGAGAAGCCCGGTTCTCCCTTCTTTGCAGTTTCCACACCGTTCACCGACAGATTGCAAACATACATACCGCTCCATGGCATATAACTATCAAAAGGTGAACTTCCATCTCCTGTTCCCACCGCCGGGGATGGTTCTCCTGCAATGGTTCCAGTCACATAGGTGTTTGGGTCGGTACTGGGGGTCAGGCGAGTCAATGTGGTGGACGGATCATTTTTGTCCCACGCTACGCCAAATACTGGATCTGCGCTTGGCAGCGTAATAGAGGCGGAGTACGCGGATTCAACTGAAATGGAGGTTTGCCCAACACGACCGTCCAAGCTGGCGGTGATGTTCCAGTTTCCACCGCTATTCAAAACAAATTTTGCTTGCCTATTAACAGATGTTGCTGTCAACGTCGTATCTCCATTCACCGCTGTAACAGTTGCCCCGCTATCCACGGTTACGGTGAGCGGAACAGCGAAATCACCGCCGCTTCCCGCATAAGTCCCCGTCACGCCGAAGATGGACACGTTCTCCTTGATGTTCCCAGGAACAAGGTTCTCATCCCCCTGGATAGTCTGCGCCCCGGTGAGGTACACGTTGGGCTGGATGGTTTGAGCCGTGGTGCTGGGCGTGATCGTCTGAGCTCCCTGCACAGGGAGTTGGTTCGTGGCAGACTTTGTTCCGCCCGCCACGAATCCCTCTGTCTGCTGGGCTTGGGCAGTGATAAGGCCCTCTGGGCTGACAGAAATGGTGGGAACGGTCTGTTCTACCGTGGGAATTGCCTTTGCAATGTTGGGGCCGTAGTAGCCACTGGGGACGCTCACGGATGCGCCTTGAATCGTCACATCTTCTGCGGTCTTGGTTGGAATGCTTCCTGTGATCTGCTCCCCATTGACCCATGCAGTTTTCCCAGAGAGAATGTCAACGGCTTCTGCTGTGCCGGGGGTCTCGCTTGCAACAGTTGGGGCAGTCACCTTGCCCTGCCCGTTGTGATAACCAGCCGGGATGATGTACTTCTCCCCGGCGGTCAAGTCCTTGCTCACGGCCCCGTTGTTGGGCATTGTACCAGTCAGGGTTTCGCCGTTCTGTCCGATGGACTGCTTGCCGGAGATAATTTCTCCAGCGTTGGCGGGGTTGGCCAGCGTGGGTAGTTCTGTTCCCTCGCTGGTCACGGTGCCTTTGCCCGTGTGGTAGCCCTTGGGGATGGTGTAGGAACCGCCGCCCTGGATGATCACGGCCTCGGCGGGGTTATCCGGCATCGTGCCCGTGACAGGGTTCCCGTCCTCACCATAGAATTGTTCGCCCGTCAACACGTCCGCTGCCGTGCCCGGTTGAGACAGGGGAGGCAGGGACGGGGCGGCTTCGATGATGTAGGTGCCGGGGCCGGGGACTTGAAACTCTACCTGTGCCATGAAAAAGAATCCTCCTTCCTGTCCGCACTACGGGACTACTTTTGTTTCCTCGAACTCGCTCCCCTGGGATACTGTGATGACGGTACCAGATGGAGCGGCAATAATAAGTGTGGCGTAGACCTCCGTGATGACAAGCCCCACGTAGTATGTCACGCCCTCTGCCATGGTGATGGTCTCGCTGGCCGACGAGCCATCCCGCATAGCCGTCACCGTCCAATCGCCCGGCGTGGCGGGCTGGTAGGTGATGTAGCCGTAGCAGACTTCTGTATAGCTCTCCTGCCCATTGGTCAGGGTTACGGTAGACCCGAATGGGGCAGTCACAACGATTTTGGTCACGGTCTCGCCACTGTCCGGCTCCTGCCCGGTGGTGCTGTCCCACGCCCCGTCACCCGGCTGGCAGATGATGGAGATACCGTCCGCCGCTCCCACCTCAGCCCACGGGAAAGAACCGAAGTAGGGCTGGGGGACCATCGTGTCCCCGGTCTGCATGGACACGGCAGCATTGGTTTGAATGCGCCAGAGATTACCCTTCCTGTCCCGCAGGAACTTGGGATTGTTGCTGACAGACAGGTTATAAAGGGCCTCTGCCATATCCACTGTGTCGATGTACTGATTCAGTTTCATGTCCACCCGTCCGATGTAGCCGGTCAGGGTAGAAGATTTGAAGTTGTAGGAGGATGGCTGTCTCAGCGGGTAGGGTGTGAAATTTTGAAGCATGGATGGGGCATTGTTGTTGCTGATACTGTCCGTGCTTACACTGTTGCGAAACAGGTGCGCTTCCTCCAGATGGTATGTTCCGTTGGAATCTACCGAGCAGTCCAGCACGGTCCAGTTCCAGAACATAGGTGTGACCGGGTTGGAGATCAGCGGGGCAGATACATAAGTATTTGTCCCCAACACGAACACATAGTAGGTATAGGTGGATTGATTGCGGAACCCCTCATCCACCAATGTGGAACTGCCGATACCCACATTCGCTACCAGTTGCAGTCGCCGGTCACCCTTTTTCAGCCGGTAGACTGCTGCGCCGGTGATGCTGTCGCCGGACGGAGTAATGTTGCCGCCATTGATGCCGGTTCCGTTGAAGGTTGCCAAAAACCAGGTGTCCAGTGTCCAGCTCGGTTCAAACTCGAAGTTGGTCAACAGGTCTCCCAGCAAAGCGCCGGAAACCTCACCGCCGCTGACCATGATGTAGTCACACCGCTGTTCTCCATATAGGGTGATAGATTCGATATCCGGTTGGACCCACGTCAGCGGATAGGTGAACCGCTCCCAGGATACATCCCCGCCCATAGGATAGAGCGTGGCGGATGGGAAAAGGACGGAAGATGGATAAAGCCCGCCTTCCTGCACCGGATAATACATGTGGAGTTCACGGGGCGTTAGTACCATGCGGATTGTATAGTCCACCAAAAGGTGGGGTATCTCCACAGAGGCCAGCACCGCACCGTCCAGGATCAGAGAAATCAAGTGCGGTTCAATGGAGAGGGACAATGTATGTCCATCCCCGGTGATCCGCCAGACAGGAGAAGTGCCAGTCAAAGGTACGATGCCCGACCATGCAAGCGACCAGGGTGTAGGGATGTTCATCGGCTCCCCATTTCGCTCGTCCCAGGTAATGCTTGACCCTGCGGGCAATCTGAGCTGTCCGCCGGTCAACTGATGAGGCCCGGACGGCTTTCCGTTGATATAAGAGATGCGGGGCCACTGGATAATTACACCTTCCAGCGGGGATACACAGGCATCCACATAGCCTTTCATATCGGACACGTCATACTGTGCCGTGAAGTTTTGCCAGCCGGTAGTAGCCTGTACGCCGTTCTCTGTCTGGATGGTCAGCCGCACGGAATAGGCTGTATTGGTGAATAGACCATCGTAGGTGACTTGGATGTCCTCGGTGCCGTAGATGTACCCGCTGTCCTCAATCGGGCTTTCCGGGTCGTCCTGGAGGGCCAATTCCCACCGGAACCAGTCCAGGGTGTCGCCTTGGGCCTGGGTATAGGAACCGGTGAAGGTCACACTCCGTGATGTGACGGTGGCCGGTACACTGACGGTCACAGCCGGATTTGTCCGTGTCAGGAAAAAGGAGGGGGATAACTGCTGAATGGAACCGCCGTTCCACCATTGTGTGATCAGCATCTTGTACCCGCTGGAGAAGCCGTTGGACAGGTTGGTCAGCCGATTTGCAGGGATGGTGACCTGGAAGTAGTTCACATCACCTGTGGAGGTCATACCGTAGAAGGGGTGCTGTAGGTTTACACGATCGCTGTTGTAGACGAGTTTGGAGGCGGTAGTGTTTTCGTAGATTTTGATTTGATAGGCGGTCATGGCTGAGGAGCCGTTGACCTGCCACGATACGGTGAGAGGCTGCGTCACATCCACCACGCCGCCACCCACGCCCGCGAAGGAAGACGGGAAAATATTGGTCGGTTGATATAGCGCCACTGGCTCACCTCCAGCACAAACAAAAAAGGGACCACTGTCAACTGCATTATACAGTCAACAGCGGCCCCAAATGGCCCCTCTATGCCATCAATTCGGCACAGGTATCTTATTATTTCTTATTTTACCGCTTTTCCACTCAAATTGCAACAACTTTTGTCGGGGGAAAATCAGTAGTTACGGTGTAGTCCCAGCAGAGAAAGGACTTCTGACAAGGGGCGGTCAAGCATACTGTCCCCGATCTCCACGCCGTTGATAAATGTCTGATGGGAATAGTTGCGGTTATCGTTGCTGGTGGACCTGCCCGGCTCCATTCTGGTGTCCTGGGCGTATCGTTCCGCCGCTCCGAACATGATGCCCATGTCCCGTACAAAGCGGTCAAATTCCTCGTTTTTGACTGGATTGAGCACATCGGATGCCAGAACAGGGCTGAGCGCCATTTCTGGTGTGTCCGTCCCCTTGACCATCATGCCCTTGCCACGAGCGATGCCACCCTGGTCAAACAGCCAGTCTCCACTCCGGTTATACCACTTCCAATCGTCTGGATCAGAAGTATATGGTATAGAAACTGCGCCATACGATACGGCTAGTCGGTTGGCTTCCTGAAACAAGGAGCGCTTTTCAGAGTCGCTGGCATGCATGGCGTTCAT